TTACGTATTATTCGTACCTTCCTTATTTTTACCGTGGGACATATTTGGGACAGAAGTATCAAAAATAGAGTCAATTTGTCGTGCGTGCTCGGTCAGGTGATTCGGTGCCAAATGAGCATATCTACGAACCATTTCGATAGATTCCCAGCCCCCCATTTCCTGCAATACAGAAATCGGAACGCCAGCCTGAACAAGCCAACTTGCCCATGTGTGCCTCAGGTCATGAAAACGGAAGTCTTCAATGCCCGCTCGTTTTAGTGCTGCCCTCCATGCAGTATTCGCGTCATAGCGCATTTTCCTCACTACAGGTGATTTAGTTCTGTCTGGCTTGGTGCTGCTTGCCTTGTAGACGAACACCCATTTGTGATGATTGCCTATTTGCTTTTTCAGCACCCGGCAAGCAGTATCATTCAGCGCCACTCCAATGGCCTGATTAGACTTACTTTGTTCAGGGTGTATCCATGCCACTTTTCGTTGCATGTCTATCTGCTGCCACTCCAGATTGATAATGTTAGACCGCCTTAAGCCAGTAGAAAGCGCAAACTCTACGACTGACTTTAGCGGTTCCGGGCATTCATCAATCAACCTTTTTGCCTCGTGAGGCTCAAGCCAGCGGATACGCTTATTTTTCGGCTGAGGAACTTTGATGATCGGAGCCTTATCCAGCATCTTCCATTCGCGTTCAGCAGCCCGGAGGAGTGCCTTAATGAATGAAAGGTGAGTTGCTTTTGTAGCTACTGCTGCCGGCTTAGGCTTGAATACCGGAGGCTGCTTCCCATTCTTCCTGCAAGCTTCATCCATTAACTTCCAGTTTTCCTCATGCCGCCGATTAGTCATCTTCTGGATGGCGGAGTAAATCTTCGTCTCGGTAATATCCTTCAACTGCATTCCTGCAAAATGCTGGAGCCAGAATCCTATCCGACTCTTGTCATCATCCAGCGACTTCTTATGCGCCTTCTCCTCTAACCACCTGACACAGGCCCCCTCAAAAGTCATGTCAGGCGTCTCTCCTAATTTACTTACCCTCCATGCTTCTGCCTTCAGCTTGTCATGAAGCTCTGTGGCCTGCCTTTTGTCCTTTGTCCCAAGAGACTGCTTAAATCTTTTGCCGTTCGGCAATGTGAAACTGGCGTACCAGGTTTCACCTCTGCGGAATAGTGACATTTCAGTTCCTCTGTTATGTCATCACCCGCGCTCACCTGGACAGTATGCAGCGGAGATTGAAGTGCCGCAATGCAGGCTTGTCGTGTGGTGAGGTAAGGGGATTTCGGTTTGGTGGGGTCTTTACGTGTTGCCTGTAGTCGGCCTGTGCGAATCCAGTTGGTGGCGGTAGGTCTGGATATCTTGAGAAATGCACAGGCCTCATCGAGTGTGAGGCTGTGTGATTCCATGGTTACTTTCCTAATACTGAAGCGAGAAGAGCAATCTCTACAAGAAGCTCAATAAATCCGAAAATTGCTATACCTGCGTAAACCGCGCCATCAATATCCCCGCGGCGACAAAGATAGGTGGCACTGATAACAAGAACCATCATTCGCTCCATAAAACAAAACCCGCCGTAGCGAGTTAAGATAAAAAAATCCCCGCGAGTGCGAGGATTGTTATTTTTGCGGTGCTGCTGCGAGCATGGCCTCGTAGATATTACCGAACTGTACGCAGAATGACTCATCGCTATTGAACATCACATCTTCGCAGTTCATCGCCGCAGCTATCATTTCGTCCGTAGGTTCGACGGGTACAAGTGCGTAACCATCCGGTACTACCGGCGCGGGCGGAGCGGCATATACTGGCTCATAAACATCTGTGTCAGTGTCAGCGCCTGGTTGTTCGTCAAGACTGAACACGCGCCCTGTAAAGCGATTCATATAGCCAATTGGCTCAGCTTCCAGCGATGCCAGCGCGATACGCGCCAGATCCATTTGTTCACCACGGGTAAGCCCGTTTTCAAGCGGCGATTTAACGAACAATTCAATACGTTCTTTGGTAATAGTAGTCATGGGTTAGTCCTTCACAAAAATAATCCAGTGGGTTTTATCGTTCTTCCCGGTTCGCTGGCCAATAATTGGTTTTACGTCCGTCAGCGCCAAAATCTGGCTTACCGGAATCTGCGTTTCGTTCCATTTAAAAATGAGTACACCGTGTGGCCGCAATACGCGGAATGCCTCTTTAAACCCGGCGCGAATATCCGCGCGCCATGTTTTTTTATTCAGGTGCCCGTATTTTTTACCCATCCAGGCCGTTTGACCGACACGTTCCAGATGAGGCGGATCAAACACCACAACCGGAAACGACGAATCAGCAAACGGTAGCGCGCGAAAATCAGCAATCAAATCAGGACTGATAACCAGACGGCGACCGTCGCACAATGTGTGTTCTTCGGCACGGATATCGGCGAACACGGTGCGGGAATCCTGTTTGTTGAACCAGAACATGCGAGAGCCGCAGCACATGTCCAAAATTGTTTGCTGTGACATCACGACTCCTTAACCTTGATCCCAGCGGCGCGTATTTCGTGCATCGCATTGTCATTACCAGCACACCAACCCTCGGCGTAATCCCGGCTGAATCCGCTCAGGTGCATGACCTCACCAACGCTGCGTTTTGGTAAGTTGACCGTCCGTGCTTCCAGTTCTGCAATGCGCTTTTTGGCTGCTTCCCGTTCATCCAGTAGTGCCAGCACGGCAGCTGGACTGGCTGCGGCGATGAATTCAGCATTGGCCTGCTGTTCCATTTGGAAATCTTCATCGAAACCGCTTTCAGGATGCGCTCCTTCAATTCTGCAAATGGGAATATATCCAGCAGCCTCGCGATGAATTAGTGCATCATCACCATCAAATCGGCCCTCTCCATATTCGAGCGACCACACACCACACGTTGCTTTCTCTGCCTTTTCACGCAGGGCCTGATAGTTAATCTCGCTCATGTCACATCACCATGAATCCGTTGCATTTACGTAAAAAATCGCAGATATAGCCCTTCATTTTTTCGTGCCAATCTCGATCATTCCCATTGCACCAACCATCAGGTGGAGTCCAGTTTTCTATCAGAGCAGCCATTTTCTTTGCTTTTGCAGGAGTAGCTGTTGCGGTATCGCAGTAATGACGAGTGTCGATCAACGTATCCATACCATCGATATCAAGTACGCAAAACCATGTGTGATTCGGCATTTCAACAGATGGTATTTGTTGCCCACGTCGACGTTTATCAATAAGACATACACTCACTGGTTGCCTCCTTTGCGAAGCTGGGCAGCAAAGTCACGGATAGTGTCATCAAGGTCTGGACACAACAGATTGTCAGCAAACATCTCTACCCCCTGCGCCCACACTTCAGCCAGGAATGCATCGGTAGCTGGAGTTTCGCTGTGGTGTAGGGCATCGTTGATAATCATTGCAGCAACTCCGGCCTGCCCTGCATCCGTGACCGACACATGCTCAAGAGTTACGGCCATTGCGTGTTTCATCCCCGCATTCTCCGCTGCCAGCGCCGCGCACTTGGCCTCCGCTTCAGCAAATTTACGCACCAGATATTCAGCGTTTGTTTCGTTAACCTTTAAATCTCGTGGGATGCATTTACCTTTCAGAAATCCATCCATCTCAATTAGTGTCATTTGTTTCATTTCTTCCCACTCCGCCACATCTCATTCAGATATTTGTTTTGATTTACTGACGGAAAAGAATTTCTCTTAAGCAATTCCTCTCTCGATGGCATTGGCTTTACGCGTTGGCGAATAATCATTTCTGCCGGAAGAATGCCGGGATTGTATGCAAGTCCTCTCATGGTAAATTCCTCAGTCATTACTGATAGCGCCATAACGTGAGCGGTAATTTTTAAGGCGCGGGTCGATTTCAATGAATTTTGTATATATTGCTTTGCGGAATGGTCGTATTGATGTCTGCCTGATGAGTTCTTTTTCGTTACGCTCAGCTAGCCAGATTGAATTTCGAAAATCTCTTTCTGCTTTCGTTTCCTGCGGCATTGACATTATCAGGTCGTAGTTCTTTCTGAATTTATCCAGCACATCCGAGACGGAATTGCCGGAACATCGGCGCGGGTCGTCCGCCCCATATAGAGGTGCAGGCATAATTTACTCCGGGGTAGGTTATCCGAATAATGTGGTAGGGATAGGGCTATTTCTTTCGTAAACGTGATAGCCTGCTTTTTACCGACTCTTCACTTCGCCCGAGAATTTTTGCTACATTTCTTTGTGTATAGCCTGATGAGATAAGCGCCTGCATTCTTTTGTCTTCGTCTTCGCTCCATCTTGGCTTAACGAATGCCGTTTTTAATGACAGTTTTTTTGCTATGTAATAAAACTGATTTATGTTTAGGCCCAGATGTTCTGCTGCACGGCAAGCTACCATGCGACCGCAAACTGACTCCATCTCCGCTGGAGTTATGTTTAATCTTCTCATTAAGCCACCTGTTTAAGCTCATTTATTCTGATATTCATTACCTGAACGCATTTTGTCTGCGCATCATCGTGACCAGCCAATAATTGCCAGTCATGCTGATATCTCTCAATTAGCTTTTTCTTGTCAGTTTCTGTTGCTGCATAATCGCTGAAGTCTTTCAGGATTTGTTCGCAGTCAACCGATGGAGATTTCTGGTTGGTATTTTCTGGTGATGGTTGATTGCATGAGGCTGGCATGGCCCAGTCCGGCAGCGATGGAGGGAGCCAGTAAAATCCTGTTCCATCCTTCAGTTTGGCCCTGTGCCATCCTTGTTTCTTATCACTGGATATCTGCGCAAAACCTTCCTCAAGGTTATACAGATACCGACCAATTCCCCACTGAACGGCAGCACGCTTCATTGCGCCGGAGCGACCACCTTTGACGGCTTCTACCTGTGTGTTTTCAGCAGCATCCCATTTGGTTACCCATTCAGAACCAATCTTGATTGATATGCCGCATTCAACGCCGCCGTTGTTGGGAATATCGCGGTATTCATTACGCCATCCAGCTTTTCCACAAACATCGTCAAGGCGTTTCATGATTGCTCTGTTAGTCACGTATGCCAGAACTATGGCCCACACTTTTCCGCTTCCTGTTTTCCCACTTTGTTGTATTCGCCACTCAATATCTTCAGCTGCGAACGGTTCATCTAACTGATCCAGATTCATGAGTAATACCCCGCAAATTCATCCCAGCTAATAACCGGATTCTGCCGTTCTGCGGCTAAGTTAATTTGCTGCTCCACTTCTTCCTCAATTTCTGGAGATATGAGAGCAATAAACTCGTCATCATCAAAATCATGCAACATGACGCCTCTCCCAGTCTTCGTCCTGCCACTTATCCCAACCAAGAGCTATTCCGGCAGCCCATGTATACGCGTCAGATATTCCCTGTTTTGTATCCGGAAATACTTTCTCATATAGCTTGTTGAACTCCCTGTTTCCTTGCTGAACAAGAATTGTTCCGTTAACAGGCGTAATGGTCATGGCGTGGTACTCCTGGCTGATTAAGAATTTCACCGAGACGTTTCCATCCGGCCCGTAATTTTCTGGTAATTCTGTCGAGAAGTGATTCAGAAGGGCAGCCAGCAATGGGCCACCCGGCAAAACTATATTGCATGGCGTGCTCCTTAGTTAATTTGCATAACAAAAATGCCTCGAATGAAGCGTTGTTGGTATGCGAAAAAAGCCGCCCTGACTGAGAGCGGCAAATAACATCAAGGGATGATTTTTCGATTAACCAGAACGAGTCGTCGTCCTCGTTTGGTTACGAGCGATATTGCTCACAATGACCACTATTGAAATGGTCATTAGGTGCTTATTCGCTGACAAATTTGGTAAGACTTTCGTGTAGCGAAACCAGAATTTCATCATCAAACCCATCAAGAAATGCTTGTTCGATAAGTTTGATAATTTCTGATGCTTGCTCTTTATTTATTTCCATCACTCCTCCCCAAGAGCCTTGCTGATGGCTGAGCGAGCTTTTCTCTCAGCGTTTGAAATATCTTTAGAACTACCATTTGACCAGGAGTTGAGAAGCAATTGTAGCGCTTCCAATAACTCCGGAGCTGCTGCTATCAGATTCATATCTTCTTTGCTAACGATTAGTGATGAGTGACCATCTTTCATGACATAAGAGTCGATGACGCCACCATCTTTACCTGTAGCTTGACTGCTTAATCGCAGAAAGCTGTTACTTGTCCACCATTTCCATGGGCCGGGTGTATAATTCATCTTCACCTCTGTTGTTTGTGCCAAAATAATTTTAATCAGCAATAAACTCTTCTGGTAATTTATCAACCAGTTGATGGCTTATTATCAGCCATTTGCCATCCTTCGTTTCGTATGCGTATTTCTGGTCTTTTATCATCATGTGTTCAGCTACTGCCTTAACTGCCTGTTCGGTTACATCTTCTTTCTTTCCTACCCACATTCCTTTTTCAGTGTTTAATGTTCCTTGAAAAATACGACCACTTAATAGGCTTGCGCCCATAGTTTTAATTTTCATATAGCACCTTAAAAATAAAGGCCACCATCAGGCAGCCTTGTTGTTCTGTTTGCCAAGTTCTCTGGCAATCATTGCCGTGGTTCTGATTGCCCATTTATCGACAATCTTTCCATCTTCTCTCACCAGAGCCATTTCCTCAGGCTTTACCATACATTCAGCATCAAGCTTGCAGCCTTTGCATTTCACAAAACGACTACACCATTGATTTGTATCAATAGTCGTAGTCATATGGGTAGTCCTGGTATTGTTCCATCACATCCTGAGGATGCTCTTCGAACTCTTCAAATTCTTCTTCCATATCTCATCTCAAATAGTGGATTGCGGTAGTAAAGATTGTGCCTGTCTTTTAACCACGTCAGGCTCGGTGGTTCTCGTGTACCCCTACAGCGAGAAATCGGATAAACTCTATTCACCCCTACAGAGAGTAAAAAGAGAATCGCCGATGAACAACTCATGGTGGCAGGAGTTAATGCGTTTTTTCCTGCAAGGAATGACACTTAAACAGTTGATTCATATGCTAATCATCCTGATCGTATTGATTATTGTTATGCCGGTAAGCGTAAAAGAATGGATAAACCTGCATAATCCAGAAATACTTCCTCATTACTGGATGTATTACATCCTGTTGTTCTGCGTTAGCTATGTGCTTAACGGTGTTGTTAATTCCGTTTATCACGCTGTTACTGAAAGAATTGAGGCATCAACTGCTCAGCGGCGTAAGGACAGAGAAGAAAAAGTCGTTCGGGATTTGTTTGATTCGTTAACTCTTGGAGAAAGAGCGTATTTGGCATTCGCTGTAGCCGCTAATAACCAGCTAAAGACAGAAAAGGGAAGCCCTGAAGCAATTTCATTGCTCAAAAAAGGGATTATCACTCGATTGCCTTCTGCTATTGGATATCCTGATATTGACCGTTTTATTATCCCGGAAAAGTATTTTAATGAGTGCTACATGAGATTTGCCGGGAAGTCAGACATTCTTATGAATGAACTTATTGTACAGGACGAACAGCTCAAAAAATAACGACTTAACCGACAAATACCTTACCTCGCTGTTATTTGTTTGCTCTTACGATGACCAGCCGCGTAAAGTGCTACGCCTGGAAGAAGTACAGATCCTCCTTCAACTTCCTTCTGACGCGTTCCGGCAAGCGAAATGGCTTTGGTGACACGGTCAATTCTTTTGGCTTTAACTTCCTGAGAAGCATCAGGAGCATCGCAGCCAAAAATTGAATCGATGATATTGCAGATGGTGTCGCGCTCTATGGCTAGCTTTCTGCGCCGCTCATGACGGCGAGTTTTAGCATTGCCTGCAAACGTTGACTTCCCGTAGGTGATAACCGTCATGATTTAATCCTCATGTGAAATGGCTTTGGTACTGGCGCCGGAACCTGTCTCAATTTCCGGATTTCAAGTGGCTTCTCAGTCCGGCCCGATCGGTACAGCTAGAGGCCTAAGCTCCACCACACGCCAGTCCAAACCAATCTCGTTTGGTATTTGTTCGCGCTTTGTCAGCGCATCATCGAAGTTAAAGAGCGTTGCCTTTCCGTTTGGCTACCAGCGCCCTGCTGATGGCTAAAATTTAAGACTTCTTAATTAAATGGTCAAGTGTATTTTTGAAGAAAACTTAAATATTTTATCGTTACTTAAGTTTTTATTTGATTTTTAAAGGAAAATGTAGTGTGAGGGGCGGGTGCCCCTTATGGAAGATTTGCGAGTTTTGCGTCAACAACTACGCCAATGATTTTGCAGTTTCCGTTGATTTCTATCATCGGATATTGTGGGTTTAATGGTTTTAAAAACTTTCGGCCTGCATCCATAACTAATTTTTTGAATGTGGCCTCGTTTTCACCTTCTAATTTTGCAACAACCAGCTTGCCGTTTCTTGGTTCGACTTCGGGATCAACCAGAATTATCATTCCTTCTGGAATGCTTAACCCTGCCGGTGCTGTCATAGAGTCACCTTGGACATCAAGCCAAAATGAATCTTCTGAACAATCTACAGTGGTGTCGTGCCAGTTCTCTATCGCGCGCTTGTGATAAGGTTCTACAGCTTCCATCCATTGCCCTGCGCTTACCCAACTGATAAGAGGGTATGATCCTCTTGGCTCATGCCTACTATGATAGGCAACGTTTGTCTGGCTTAAATCTCCTTTCAGCAAATAGTCAGGGGAGCACTGAAGAGCCTTCGAAAGTGCCAACAGGTTCTCCCCATTTGGCTCAGTCTCCGAGCGCTCCCATTGCGATATTGCAACATTAGACACTCCCACCATCTTACCAAGAGCGGCTTGTCTAATCTTGAGTTTTTTTCTTCGAGCGCGAATACGCTCACCCATCAATTGTGTATTCATAGTTAAGTCATCTTAAATAAACTTGACTAAAGATTCCTTTAGTAGATAATTTAAGTGTTCTTTAATTTCGGAGCGAGTCTATGTACAAGAAAGATGTTATCGACCACTTCGGAACCCAGCGTGCAGTAGCTAAGGCTTTAGGCATTAGCGATGCAGCGGTCTCTCAGTGGAAGGAAGTTATCCCAGAGAAAGACGCATACCGATTAGAGATCGTTACAGCTGGCGCCCTGAAGTACCAAGAAAACGCTTATCGCCAAGCGGCGTAAGCAAAACGCTCTTTACCAATCTGAACCGCCGACAACGCGGTAAACCTATTTCAAAGCGCATCAACGAATGCGCACAACTAACTATTAACTACAGGAATGTTCACATATGGAACTCACAAGCACTCGCAAGAAAGCCAACGCAATTACCAGCAGCATCCTTAACCGGATAGCTATTCGTGGACAGCGTAAAGTCGCTGATGCGTTAGGCATTAACGAATCTCAAATTTCACGATGGAAAGGCGATTTCATTCCGAAGATGGGGATGTTATTGGCGGTTCTGGAGTGGGGTGTCGAGGATGAGGAGTTGGCAGAACTGGCAAAGAAAGTTGCGCATCTGCTGACAAAAGAAAAGCCTCAAGACTGCGGGAACAGTTTTGAGGCCTGATGTAGAAAGACTGGATCAATCCACAGGAGTAATTATGCCAAAACAACTCAGTCCTGACCAGGACAAATTACACAAAAACATACTACGTGATCGGTTCTTATCCAGCTTCAAACAGCCTGGTCGATTTCGGGCTGAGTTGGAGAAAGTGAAGCTAATACTGAAGAGGAAAGGTCATGAGTAATCTTGCAACAGTTACACCGATAAAACCTCATCTGGAGGTTGTGGAGCATCGCGTGGCAGAACTCGACGATGGCTACACCCGGACTGCAAATACACTGCTGGAAGCTGTCATGCTTTCTGGGCTTACTCAACATCAGCTACTGATTGTTATGGCTGTGTGGCGCAAGACATACGGTTATAACAAAAAAATAGATTGGATCGGAAATGAACAGTTCGCTGAACTCACTGGCATGGCGCCAACCAAATGTTCTACCGCCAAAAACGAGCTTATCAGAATGGGGGTTCTCACTCAGGTGGGGCGTCAGGTTGGTATGAATAAAAATATTTCCGAGTGGAAGACGAAGGTTAACGGATTCGGTAAAACATTTACCAGATCGGTAAAACTAACCTTCACCAAATCGGTAAAAACCAATTTACCGAATCAGTCAAACACAAAAGACAATATACAAAAGACAATAAATACAAATACCCCCTTACCCCCTAAAGGGGGATGCGATGAAGGTTCTAAACCTGAAAAGCGAAAACCTACCAAGATTAACTACAGCGAATATCTTGCTGCCTACAACGAGATTGTTGGTGACAGACTCCCACATGCAGTGGAGGTCAATTCTGAACGACAACGCAAGTTGAAAAAGCTGATTGATTCACTGGCAACCAAAAACATCGACGGATTCCGGGCATACGTCAAAGCGTTCATGGCAGCAGCCAGACCATTCCATTTCGGTGATAACGACCGTGACTGGGTAGCTAATTTTGATTATCTGCTACGCCCGAAAGTACTGATAGCAATTCGTGAGGGAACACTATGAGACAGGATATCGAGGCGAGCGTTATCGGTGGCTTGCTGATTGGCGGATTAACACCAACCGCCAGTGACGTTCTGGCAACACTGGAGCCTGAAGCATTCTCAATTCCGCTCTACCGGAAAGCTTTTGAAGTTATTCGAAAGCAGGCCAGAAACAGGAACCTGATTGATGGACTGATGGTGGCCGAGGAGTGCGGGGATGAATACGCAACGGCGGTGATGATGACTGCGCGGTCATGTCCCAGCGCTGCAAACCTGAAAGGTTATGCCGGAATGGTTGCAGACAGTTATCAACGGCGTCAGGTTTTACAGCTACTGGATGAGATGCGGGAGCCAATCAGTAACGGCACGCTGGACGCATCAGGCAGAGCGATGGACGAGCTTGTAAAGCGCCTGTCATCCATCAGGAAGCCGCGGAACGAGGTTAAACCTGTGCGACTGGGTGAAATCATCAATGACTACACTGACACGCTTGACAGGCGTCTGAGGAACGGAGAAGAGTCGGATACCCTGAAGACCGGAATCGAAGAGCTTGACGCTATCACCGGAGGGATGAACGCAGAAGACCTTGTGATTATTGCTGCTCGTCCAGGTATGGGTAAAACCGAACTGGCGCTGAAGATAGCCGAAGGCGTGGCAAGTCGTGTTATTCCTGGTTCTGGCGTCCGGCGCGGTGTGTTGATTTTCTCGATGGAAATGAGCGCCATTCAGGTTGTTGAGAGAGGGATTGCCGGCGCAGGAATGATGTCGGTCAGTGTGCTGCGTAACCCGTCACGTATGGACGATGAAGGATGGGCGAGAGTTGCAAGCGGGATGAAGTTGCTGGCAGAGCTGGATGTGTGGGTAGTTGACGCATCGCGTTTGTCTGTCGAAGAAATCAGGTCCATTTCCGAACGCCACAAGCAGGAGCATCCTAATCTGTCACTGATTATGGCTGACTATCTCGGGCTAATTGAGAAACCAAAAGCGGAACGTAATGACCTCGCCATAGCACATATCTCCGGTAGCCTGAAAGCGATGGCGAAAGACCTGAAAACTCCAGTTATCTCCCTAAGCCAGCTCTCCCGCGATGTTGAGAAGCGGCCAAACAAGCGCCCGACAAACGCAGATTTGCGGGATTCAGGAAGCATTGAACAGGACGCAGACTCAATCATCATGCTCTATCGGGAAGCGGTATATGACGAGAACAGTAGCGCCGCGCCATTTGCTGAAATCATCGTGACGAAAAACCGTTTTGGCTCGCTTGGTACGGTTTACCAGCGGTTCTGCAACGGACACTTTGTTGCATGTGACCAGGACGAAGCCAGACAGATTTGCACGGCATCAAATGCACCTGCTGGACGCAGAAAGCGATATGCACAAGGGGCTGACGTATGACTATTTACATCACTGAGTTGGTAACAGGCCTGCTGGTAATCGCAGGCCTTTTTATTTGGGGGAGAGGGAAGACATGAAAAAACTAACCTTTGAAATTCGATCTCCAGCACATCAGCAAAATGCCATTCACGCAGTACAGCAAATCCTTCCAGACCCAACCAAACCAATCGTAGTAACCATTCAGGAACGCAACCGCAGCTTAGACCAAAATCGGAAGCTTTGGGCTTGCCTTGGTGATGTCTCACGTCAGGTAAACTGGCATGGACGATGGCTTGACGCTGAAAGCTGGAAGTGTGTGTTTACCGCAGCCTTAAAGCAGCAGGATGTTGTCCCTAACCTTGCCGGGAATGGCTTCGTGGTAATAGGCCAGTCAACCAGCAGGATGCGTGTAAGCGAGTTTGCGGAGCTATTAGAGCTTATACAGGCATTCGGTACAGAGCGCGGCGTTAAGTGGTCAGACGAAGCCCGGTTAGCACTGGAATGTAAAGCGAGGTTTGGAGACGCCGCATGAAACACTGCTACCGCTGCGGAGAAAGCAAAGACGATTATCGATTCCGGCCAAATCAACCTTATTGGCACCAATGGTGTATCAGATGTGAGCGGTCGCCAGTAGGTAATTTCCCGCTGCCAGAGACGAAGGAGGACGTATGGCACGACAGCGACGAAGTATCACCGACATAATCTGCGAAAACTGCAAATACCTTCCAACGAAACGTTCCAGAAATAAACGCAAGCCAATCCCAAAAGAGTCTGACGTAAAAACCTTCAATTACACGGCTCACCTGTGGGATATCCGGTGGCTAAGACATCGTGCGAGGAAATGACAATGGATTATTCACAGTTAAGTGATTTTGAAATTAACAAGCGAGTCGCGATAGCGACAGGGCATAAGAAGTTTAACGGCCTGGGATGGCAAGGGACACAAGAAGACAGTTGTAGCGCAGTGATAGTAAGAGGTCCAACTAAAATAGGCGCGTTTGACCCATGTAATAACCCGGCAGACGCATGGCCGATTATTGAGAAATACAGAATTTCTTTCTTAGACCAGTTAACTGAATGGTGTGTAGATGCAAAAGGCGTGAGTCCAATATTTGATATCAGACCTCTCCGCGCCGCCATGATTGTCTTTCTCCTGATGCAGGACGCCAATAATGCTTAGCCCATCACAATCCCTTCAATACCAGAAAGAAAGCGTCGAGCGGGCTTTAACGTGCGCTAACTGCGGTCAGAAGCTGCATGTGCTGGAAGTTCATGTATGTGAAGCGTGCTGCGCAGAACTGATGAGCGATCCGAATAGCTCAATGTACGAGGAAGAAGACGATGGCTAAATCAGCGCGAAGACGATGCAAAAACGAAGAATGTAGGGAATGGTTTCACCCTGCATTCGCTAATCAGTGGTGGTGCTCTCCAGAGTGTGGAACCAAGATAGCACTCGAACGACGAAGCAAAGAGCGCGAAAAAGCAGAAAAAGCAGCAGAGAAGAAACGACGACGAGAGGAGCAAAAACAGAAAGATAAACTGAAGATTCGAAAACTCGCCTTAAAGCCCCGCAGTTACTGGATTAAACAAGCCCAACAAGCCGTAAACGCCTTCATCAGAGAAAGAGACCGCGACTTACCATGTATCTCGTGCGGAACGCTCACGTCTGCTCAGTGGGATGCCGGGCATTACCGAACAACCGCTGCGGCACCTCAGCTCCGATTTGATGAACGCAATATCCATAAGCAATGCGTCGTGTGCAATCAACACAAGAGCGGGAACCTGGTTCCTTATCGCGTGATGCTCATCGAGCGCATAGGGATTGCAGCAGTAGACGAAATCGAATCTGACCATAAGCGGCATCGCTGGACTACCGAAGAGTGCAAAGCGATTAAGGCGGAGTATCAGCAGAAGCTTAAAGACCTACGTGACAGCAGAAGCGAGGCAGCATGAGCAAAATCCAATACCCAATGACCACTGCGGCAATTTTCGATGATGTTGTCTATCCGCTGCATTTCGACAATGCCGGCAAGGTTAGGCAAGAAATGGAAGGCGCTGTTAACTGGTTCTGCAGGTGGTGCAACGAAGAGAAAGCCGCTGTGAAAGCGAGATTGTTGGTCAGTTGCTGGGGTCAATATCTGAGTCATGAGCAGGTTATCCGGGAGGCCGCATGACACACACTGTCAAAACCATTCCAGACATGCTCATAGAGACATATGGAAACCAGACAGAAGTAGCACGGCGCTTATCGTGCCACCGCAACACAGTCAGGCGTTATCTGTACGACAAAGAAGCCAGGTATCACGCCATCGTTAACGGCGTTTTAATGATTCATCAGGGCGGGAGAGGTGTCTATGACCGTAACCAGCATTAACCAGGCGAAACAGCAGCGTGAACGTGACGAGGCTGAATTACGCAGCGTCAGAGAGATGACGGAGCAACACCAGAAGGCGATGGATTATCTGCATGAGCGAGAGCGTGAACTGGTGAACCGGCTTGGATTGAACAAGCCAGCGGGAGGCGATGCTGCATGAGACTCGAAAGCGTAGCTAAATTTCATTCGCCAAAAAGCCCGATGATGAGTGACTCACCGCGGGCTACGGCTTCTGACTCTCTTTCCGGTACTGATGTGATGGCTGCTATGGGGATGGCGCAATCACAAGCCGGATTCGGTATGGCTGCATTCTGCGGCAAGCACGAACTCAGCCAGAATGACAAACAAAAGGCTATCAACTATCTGATGCAATTTGCACACAAGGTATCGGGGAAATATTGTGGTGTGGCAAAGCTCGAAGGAAATACTAAGGCAAAGGTACTGCAAGTGCTCGCAACATTCGCTTATGCGGATTATTGCCGTAGTGCCGCGACTCCGGGCGCAAGATGCAGAGATTGCCACGGTACAGGCCGTGCGGTTGATATAGCCAAAACAGAGCAGTGGGGGAGAGTTGTTGAGAAAGAGTGCGGAAGATGCAAAGGTGTCGGCTATTCAAGAATGCCAGCAAGCGCCGCATATCGCGCTGTAACGATGCTAATCCCAAACCTTACCCAACCCACCTGGTCACGCACTGTTAAGCCGCTGTATGACGCTTTGGTGGTGCAATGCCACAAGGAAGAGTCAATCGCAGACAATATTTTGAATGCGGTCACGCGTTAATAGCATGATTGCTACGGATGGCAACATATTAACAGCATGATATTGACTTTTTGAATAAAGTTGGGTAAATTTGACTCAACGATGGATAAATGCACTCGTTAAATAAAGCCCTGAGTTTAACCGCTCGGGGCATTTTGCGTTTTAAGCACGACATTTCTGAAAGCGTCCTATCACCAATCACCATAACACATCCAGATACCCTTGCTCATTCGTGGCGACGGGGTAGGGCGTTTTACACAAAAGAAAACCCAGCGCTTGACTGGGCTTCGTGAAGATGGGCGGCAAGTATTGTTGGCGATCAAACATAAAGATTGTGGAGTAGCTCATGTTGAGTGAAAACGCAAAAGATATCGCAGGATATGAAGGCAAGTACGCAATAACGACTGATGGCCGCGTTTATTCGCATTCGCGAGTTGATACGCGTGGAAAGCTGAGGAAAGGTAGATGGCTTAAGCCTCGTGAACATGGTGGTGGTTACTTGCAGGTATCCCTCTGCGATAAAGGAAAAGTTAAACAACTTTACATTCACAGATTAGTAGCGATTACATTCATTGATAACCCGCGCTCACATCCGCAAGTAAACCACATAAACGGAATTAAGACTGACAATAATACGTCTAACCTTGAGTGGGTAACTCCGAGCCAGAATATGCTGCATGCTCACGAGTCCGGATTGCAAGTTGCTATCAAGGGGGAGGGTCACTATCGGGCAAAACTCACCACTGAACAAGTGTCCGAGATACGATCGCGCAAATCAATGTCTCGATCTGATATGGCAAGAAAATACGGCGTAGACCCATCACAAATATCAAATATTATTAATAATAAAAGATGGGTAATTTAGTAAAAAATTAATTAAGAATGCTCATTACCGGGTGTATTTACGAGTGCACCCATTAATGGCCGTTAAATGCGATGGATAGGGATACTGTTTGCGCAGTATCCCTAATGGTTTCCTCGCGACAGCAGTGACGAGCAAACCATATAGATAATGTATCGCGGGTTTGTTCATAAATAGATCAACCAATTCATAACATTGAACAAATCCTCACGGTCGTGAGGTAAGACATGAAAAAGATGCCAGAAAAACATGATCTGTTAACCGCCATGATGGCGGCAAAGGAACAGGGCATCGGGGCAATCCTTGCGTTTGCAATGGCGTACCTTCGCGGTCGGTATAATGGCGGTGCGTTTAAGAAAACACTAATAGACGCAACGATGTGCGCCATTATCGCCTGGTTCATTCGTGACCTTTTAGTCTTCGCCGGACTGAGTAGCAATCTTGCTTACATAGCGAGTGTGTTTATCGGCTACATCGGCACAGACTCGATTGGTTCGCTAATCAAACGCTTCGCTGCTAAAAAAGCCGGAGTCGATGATGCAAATCAGCAGTAACGGAATCACCAGATTAAAACGTGAAGAGGGCGAGAGACTAAAAGCCTATCCAGATAGCAGGGGGATACCAACCATTGGGGTTGGACATACCGGAAAAGTGGATGGTAATCCTGTCGTATCAGGGATGACAATCACATCCGAAAAATCGTCTGAACTGCTTAAAGAAGATTTGCAGTGGGTTGAAGATGCGATAAGTAGTCTTGTTCGCGTTACGCTGAATCAGAACCAATATGATGCACTATGTAGCCTTATATTCAATATAGGTAAATCAGCATTTGCTGGATCTACCGTTCTGCGCCAGTTGAATTTAAAGAATTACCAGGCAGCAGCAGATGCTTTCCTGTTATGGAAAAAAGCTGGTAAGGACCCTGATATTCTCCTTCCTAGGAGGCGGCGAGAAAGAGCGCTGTTCCTGTCATGATGTTCAACTGGAAAACGATGTTTGTTGGCCTGTTGCTCGTCTCGCTAATTGTTTCCGGTCGGCTGGCAAATCATTACCGTGATAACGCCATCTCCTACAAAGAGCAGCGCGATAACAAGGCCAGTGAACTGGAGAAGGCGAACGCCACCATTACTGACATGCAGCAGCGCCAGCTTGATGCTGATGCACTCGATGCTAAATACACGAAGGAGTTAGCTGATGAGAAAGCTGAAAATGATGCTCTTCGGCGCAAGCTTGATAATGGTGGTCGGGTGCTCGTCAAAGGCAAATGTCCTGTGCCATCCTCAGCCGAAACCTCCAGCGCCTCCGGCATGGGCAATGATGCCACCGTCGAACTCTCTCCAGTTGCTGGACGAAACGTTCTCGGTATCCGGGATGGAATCATCAGCGACCAAACAGCACTGAGAACGCTTCAGGAGTACATCAGGACGCAATGCCTGAAGTAATTTCCATCACATAGAAATTTAACAAGTGACTTTCAGGAAAATGCCTCGCATTTGCGGGGCTTTTTTACATCTGCAGTAAACCGCGCATCGCAGCGCGTAACAATCCCGAGTCTTTCAGAAAGCTGAGCCTGAGAACTGCCGTATATGGTGGCGACCATCTCGGGGCGGCTTTTCTGTGCGAACAGGCTCATCTTTCTAAAAGGTAAGACGCTATGAATATCGTTCCACTAAATTACAAAGGCGAACCTATCCGCTTCAATACTGATGGCTGGATTAATGCCACTGATATTGCAAAACGTTTCGGGAAGCGTCTGGATCACTGGTTGTCCAACACTGAAACTCTCGAATACGTTAGAGCTCTGGATGAGGTTTATTCAGGTGAGCCATCGAAAATTCTACATACCCGTGATTCCGGGTATGTAAAAACAAGCAAGGCACGAAAGGACAGGGGCGGCGGAACATGGCTGCATCCAAAGTTATCAGTTGCCTTTGCAAGATGGTGCGATCCGAAATTCTCCGTATGGTGCGACCTGCACATTGATAGTCTGCTTCGCGGTGAACTGACTGAGCAGCAGAAATATGAGCAAGCATGTCGCATTCGCGATGACCGGAAATCAAAAGCCAGCAATGGGGCAAGAGAGATGGCTCGCTGGCGATGGGATAAGCCGGTTATTGAAGCAAATGTTGAGTACTGGCGCGAGCAACTGCAGTTGACTCTCGATATCGCGTGCTGATGGCAAACGCAAAACTGCGTTATCGGAAAAATCAAAGCATTACGAGAGCTGAGCAACAGCTATCCATTACAAAGCCCATCTACGGGTGGGCTTGATAATGAAACCGGAATTTATTCTGGGTAACCAGTTACGGCAGTACCGCGAAACAACCCAAGCCAGTAAGTGGGGAAATAACACTGGCAGCCACTGAAAGATGAACCTCCAGCCTTATGGCAAAAAAGATTCTTTGTGGTGGCGGACTGATGGAAAGACATCGGTTATTGCAGAGGCCATTCAATGAGTGGTCTAGACAATGGCTTATCCCAACAACCGGAGCCAACACAATGGCAGAGATTACAGCATTGACAGAATTACAGCAGATGAACCTCGATATCCTCCGTTTAGTTCAAAGCGATACCGCAGCAGCAGAGAAAGCGATCGCATTCGTTGCTGGAAGTAAGCTGAACTTCGAACTGTTCAAAGACCAACTGGTTTTGGCGCAGGGTGAAGGAACGGCATTAGCTCGCGCAGAAAAGGCTATTCGTGAGGCAAAAGAAGCGTTAGACCTGTTCACTGCCGGAGCATAACGAATGGCAAAGACGAAGTGGCCTAAACTTCCCCGGTTCTTCGTGCCATTGTTCCATAGCGCCAATGTCTACCTGTGTCGTTCAAAGGAAGAGTGGGATCAGGCTTGCATTCATCTTGGAGTTGGTAGCGGCGGGAATGAGATGCTGGCGGGGGCAACACAGTCATATTGCAATACCGAAACAGGCGAGAATCTTTACCTGCTTGGTGTATTCAATGGTGAGGCGGCCACATTGGTTCATGAATGCGCTCACGTTGCATTTTATGTCTGCCGAGATGTTGGTGTAACCACTTATCCTGGCGACGCAAACGAAACCTACTGCTACATGCTTGACAGAATGTTCAGTCACTTCCTGCCGTTCTTTCATGAACCAGAAAAAGAAGGAGCCAAGTAATGGCAAACCCAAACTTCACGCCATCATGGCCTCTATACAAAGATGCTGACGGTGTATATGTGTCTGCGCTTCCGATTAAAGCTATCAAATACGCTAATGACGGAAGTGCAAACGCAGAATTCGACGGCCCGTATGCTGACCAGTACATGTCAGCGCAAACAGTAGCCGTATTCAAGCCGGAGGTTGGCGGATATCTGTTCCGGAGCCAGTACGGCGAGCTGCTCTATATGAGCAAGACAGCATTTGAAGCTAACTACACTTCTGCAAGCGGTTCAGTAGCTAATGCAGAGACGGCGGATAAGTTATCTACTGCCCGCACTATCACACTAACCGGAGCGGTCACAGGTTCAGCGTCCTTTGATGGTTCGGCTAACGTGACTATCGAAACAACATCAGGAAGTTAACTTATGGCAGCACCAAAGGGCAACCGATTCTGGGAGGCCCGCAGTAGCCATGGGCGTAACCCGAAATTCGAGTCGCCTGAGGCGCTGTGGGCTGCTTGTTGTGAATACTTCGAGTGGGTGGAGGCTAACCCACTATGGGAGATGAAGGCTTTCTCATATCAAGGAGAAGTTACACAAGAGCCTATTGCCAAGATGAGGGCGATGACCATCACTGGGCTAACGCTATTCCTCGATGTGACGCTTGAGACATGGCGACAATACAGGGTGAGAGAAGACTTATCTGAGGTCGTTACGCGAGCAGAGCAAATCATCTACGACCAGAAATTCTCCGGCGCAGCCGCTGATCTTCTCAACGCTAACATCATCGCCCGCGATTTGGGCCTCAAAGAGCAGTCGCAATTTGAAGACGTGACACCTGATAAGGGAGATCGCGATAAGCGCCGCTCTCGTATCAAGGAGCTATTCAACCGTGGAACTGGACGCGATTCTTGATAACCTGAGCGACGAAGAGCAAATCGAATTGCTCGAGCTACTCGAAGAAGAAGAGAACTACCGAAATACACACTTGCTATATGAGTTTACGCCATACAGCAAACAGCGTGAGTTCATCGACGCAGGTCATGATTATCCAGAGCGATGTTTTATGGCTGGTAACCAGCTTGGTAAGTCATTTACTGGCGCTGCTGAAGTCGCGTTTCACCTTACCGGGCGATACCCGGGAACGAAAGGTTATCCGGCTGATGGTAAATATGGCGGAGAGTGGAAAGGTAAGCGTTTCTATGAGCCAGTTGTCTTCTGGGTTGGCGGTGAAACAAACGAGACTGTAACCAAAACGACTCAACGCATCCTGTGCGGGCGTATCGAAGAGAATGATGAACCTGGCTATGGGTCAATCCCGAAAGAGGACATCATTAGCTGGAAGAAGTCTCCGTTCTTCCCTAATCTTGTTGATCACCTTCTTGTTAAGCACCACACGCCAGAAGGCGTCGAAGATGGCATCTCAATATGCTACTTTAAGCCTTACTCACAGGGCCGCGCCCGCTGGCAGGGCGACACAATTCACGGCGTCTGGTTTGACGAAGAGCCGCCATATAGCATCTATGGCGAAGGTCTTACCCGTACAAACAAATACGGGCAATTCTCAATTCTGACGTTTACCCCGCTGATGGGGATGTCTGACGTTGTTACCAAGTTCCTGAAGAATCCCAGTAAGTCGCAGAAAGTGGTCAACATGACCATCTATGATGCTGAGCACTACACCGACGAGCAGAAAGAGCAAATCATAGCATCCTATCCTGAGCATGAGAGAGAGGCACGTGCTCGTGGTATTCCTACGATGGGTAGCGGTCGAATATTCCAGATACCGGAAGAGACGATTAAGTGCCAGCCGTTTGAGTGTCCCGATCACTTCTATGTTATCGACGCTCAGGACTTCGGCTGGAACCACCCGCAAGCTCACATTCAGCTTTGGTGGGACAAAGACGCAGATGTTTTCTATCTGGCGCGTGTATGGAAGAAATCAGAGAACACTGCCGTTCAGGCATGGGGTGCTGTTAAGTCGTGGGCTAACAAAATACCTGTCGCGTGGCCTCATGACGGTCACCAACACGAAAAGGGCGGTGGTGAGCAACTTAAAACCCAATATGCGGATGCCGGGTTCTCTATGCTTCCCGATCACGCAACGTTCCCGGATGGCGGTAACTCAGTAGAGTCAGGCATTAGTGAACTTCGTGACCTGATGCTTGAAGGAAGATTCAAAGTCTTCAACACATGCGAACCATTTTTTGAAGAGTTCCGCCTATATCATCGCGATGAGAACGGCAAGATTGTCAAGACCAACGATGATGTGCTCGATGCTACTCGCTACGGCTACATGATGCGCCGCTTCGCCAGGATGATGCGCGATATCAGAAAGCCGAAAGAAAAGAAAATCCCCGCACCGATTAGACCAGTACGCAGAGGACGATAATGGCCGACAATGAAAACAGGCTGGAGAGTATCCTGTCGCGCTTTGATGCGGACTGGACAGCCAGTGATGAAGCCAGACGAGAGGCAAAGAACGACCTGTTCTTTAGTCGGATCAGCCAATGGGATGACTGGCTATCACAATACACAACCCTGCAATATCGCGGGCAGTTCGATGTAGTACGACCAGTGGTGCGCAAGCTCGTTTCTGAGATGCGTCAGAACCCTATTGATGTTCTGTATCGTCCAAAGGATGGAGCAAGTCCTGACGCTGCTGATGTGCTGATGGGCATGTATCGCACCGACATGCGGCACAATACGGCGAAAATTGCTGTCAACATAGCCGTTCGTGAGCAGATTGAAGCAGGCGTGGGTGCGTGGCGTCTGGTCACTGACTACGAAGACCAAAGTCCAACTAGCAACAATCAGGTTATCCGTCGAGAGCCTATCCATAGTGCCTGCTCCCATGTTATCTGGGACAGCAACAGCAAACTGATGGACAAGTCTGACGCCCGTCACTGCACAGTTATCCACTCAATGAGCCAGAATGGTTGGGAGGATTTCGCAGAAAAATACGACCTCGATGCTGATGATATTCCATCATTCCAGAACCCCAACGATTGGGTATTTCCATGGCTGACGCAGGACACAATTCAGATCGCTGAGTTTTACGAAGTGGTCGAGAAGAAAGAGACGGCGTTTATCTACCAAGACCCGGTTACGGGTGAGCCGGTAAGCTACTTTAAGCGCGATATTAAAGACGTCATCGACGACCTGGCTGATAGTGGATTTATCAAAATTGCAGAGCGCCAGATTAAGCGTCGCCGGGTATACAAATCGATTATCACCTGCACTGCTGTACTCAAAGACAAGCAGCTCATTGCTGGCGAACATATCCCCATTGTTCCGGTATTCGGCGAGTGGGGCTTCGTTGAAGATAAAGAAGTGTATGAGGGGGTCGTCCGCCTGACAAAAGACGGTCAGCGTCTGCGCAACATGATTATGTCGTTCAACGCCGACATCGTGGCCCGTACTCCGAAGAAGAAGCCGTTCTTCTGGCCTGAACAGATTGCAGGCTTTGAGCATATGTATGACGGTAACGACGATTACCCGTATTACCTGCTCAATCGCACGGATGAGAACAACGGAGAAATGCCAACTCAGCCGCTGGCATATTACGAAAACCCTGAGGTACCGCAAGCCAACGCCTACATGCTGGAAGCAGCCACCGCAGCAGTGAAAGAGGTAGCGACGCTCGGCGTTGATGCAGAAGCAGTAAACGGTGGACAGGTAGCCTACGACACTGTTAACCAGCTAAACATGCGCGCTGACCTTGAGACATACGTGTTTCAGGATAATCTGGCTACCGCTATGCGTCGTGACGGTGAGATTTACCAGTCGATAGTTAATGACATCTACGATGTTCCTCGCAACGTGGTAATCACCCTTGAGGATGGCAGCGAAAAAGAGGTTCAGCTAATGGCTGAGGTTGTTGACCTTGCCACTGGTGAACGGCAGGTACTGAACGATATCAGGGGGCGCTATGAGTGCTACACGGATGTTGGGCCATCATTCCAGTCCATGAAGCAGCAAAACCGCGCAGAAATTCTTGAGTTGCTCGGCAAGACGCCGCAGGGAACACCAGAATATCAACTGTTGTTACTCCAGTACTTCACCCTGCTTGATGGCAAAGGCGTTGAGATGATGCGCGATTATGCCAATAAGCAGCTTATTCAGATGGGTGTTAAGAAGCCAGAAACGCCTGAAGAGCAGCAATGGTTAGTAGAGGCGCAACAAGCCAAACAAGGTCAACAAGACCCGGCAATGGTTCAGGCTCAGGGCGTACTCCTGCAGGGGCAGGCTGAACTGGCTAAAGCTCAGAACCAGACACTGTCCCTGCAAATCGATGCAGCTAAAGTCGAAGCGCAGAACCAGCTTAACGCTGCCAGAATTGCAGAAATCTTCAACAACATGGACCTAAGTAAACAATCTGAGTTTAGGGAGTTCCTTAAAACTGTTGCTTCATTCCAGCAGGACCGCAGCGAAGACGCTCGCGCAAATGCTGAGTTACTCCTTAAAGGCGATGAACAGACGCACAAGCAGCGAATGGACATTGCCAACATCCTGCAATCGCAGAGACAAAATCAACCTTCCGGCAGTGTAGCCGAGACACCTCAATAAGAGAGAGTTAATCATGGAACCAACCACCGAAATTCAGGCAACTGAAGACTTAACCCTGTCCGGCGATCATGCAGCGGCATCTGCTGATAGCTTAGTTGTCGATAATGCCAACGACAACGCAGGTCAGGAAGAGGGATTTGAGATTGTCCTGAAGGACGATGAGACAGCACCAAAACAAGACCCGGCAAAGAACGCAGAATTCGCCCGCCGCCGCATCGAGCGCAAACGACAGCGCGAGCTTGAGCAGCAGATGGAGGCAGTTAAACGCGGAGAATTGCCGGAGAGTTTACGGGTAAACCCTGACCTTCCTCCTCAGCCGGACATTAACGCCTATCTGTCAGAAGAAGGCCTGGCTAAATATGACTACGACAACAGCCGTGCGCTTGCCGCTTTCAATGCTGCTAATACCGAATGGCTAATGAAAGCGCAGGACGCCCGCAGCAATGCCGTAGCAGAACAGGGCCGCAAGACTCAGGAGTTTACCCAGCAATCAGCGCAATACGTCGAAGCTGCCCGCAAACACTATGACGCGGCGGAAAAGCTCAACATCCCTGACTATCAGGAGAAAGAAGACGCTTTTATGAAACTGGTTCCGCCTGCGGTTGGGGCCGACATTATGCGCCTGTTTCCGGAGAAGTCCGCCGCGCTCATGTATCACCTGGGTGCAAACCCGGAGAAAGCCCGCCAGTTACTGGCGATGGATGGGCAGTCCGCGCTGATTGAACTCACTCGACTATCCGAACGCTTAACTCTCAAGCCTCGCGGTAAACAAATCTCTTCCGCTCCCCCTGCTGACCAGCCGATTACCGGTGATGTCAGCGCAGCAAATAAAGATGCCATTCGTAAACAGATGGATGCAGCTGCGAGCAAGGGAGATGTGGAAACCTACCGCAAGCTAAAGGCAAAACTTAAAGGAATCCGATAATGGCTTTGAACGAAGGTCAAATTGTTACACTGGCGGTGGATGAGATTATTGAAACCATCTCCGCAATCACTCCAATGGCGCAGAAAGCCAAGAAATACACCCCGCCTGCTGCTTCCATGCAGCACTCCAGCAATACCATCTGGATGCCTGTAGAGCAGGAGTCCCCCACTCAGGAGGGTTGGGATTTAACTGATAAAGCGACAGGGTTACTGGAGCTTAACGTCGCGGTAAACATGGGAGAGCCGGATAACGACTTCTTCCAGTTACGCGCAGATGACTTGCGAGACGAGACTGCGTATCGTCACCGAATTCAGTCAGCAGCTCGCAAACTGGCTAACAACGTTGAGCTGAAAGTCGCAAACATGGCCGCCGAGATGGGGTCATTGGTTATCACTTCGCCGGATGCAATCGGCACCAATACCGCAGACGCATGGAACTTTGTGGCCGATGCAGAAGAACTGATGTTCTCCCGCGAACTTAACCGCGACATGGGCACATCGTACTTCTTCAACCCGCAGGACTACAAAAAGGCGGGTTATGACCTGACCAAGCGTGATATCTTCGGGCGCATCCCTGAAGAAGCATACCGCGATGGCACCATTCAGCGTCAGGTTGCTGGCTTCGATGATGTCCTGCGCTCTCCGAAACTTCCTGTGCTGACCAAATCTACTGCAACTGGCATCACTGTATCCGGTGCGCAGTCCTTCAAGCCTGTCGCATGGCAACTGGATAACGATGGCAACAAAGTTAACGTTGATAACCGTTTTGCTACCGTCACCCTGTCTGCAACTACCGGCCTGAAACGAGGCGACAAAATTTCGTTTACTGGCGTGAAGTTCCTTGGTCAGATGGCTAAGAACGTACTGGCGCAGGACGCGACTTTCTCCGTAGTTCGCGTTGTTGATGGTACTCACGTTGAAATAACGCCGAAGCCTGTAGCACTGGATGATGTTTCTCTTTCTCCTGAGCAACGCGCCTACGCCAACGTTAACACCTCACTGGCTGATGCAATGGCGGTGAACATCCTGAACGTTAAGGATGCCCGTACTAACGTGTTCTGGGCTGATGACGCCATCCGTATTGTGTCTCAGCCGATTCCGGCCAACCATGAGCTTTTTGCAGGTATGAAAACTACCTCATTCAGCATCCCGGATGTCGGCCTGAACGGTATCTTCGCTACGCAGGGGGATATTTTCACCCTGTCCGGCCTGTGCCGTATTGCGCTGTGGTACGGCGTAAACGCGACACGACCGGAGGCAATCGGTGTTGGCCTGCCTGGTCAGACTGCGTAACTAACAGGGGCTGCGGCCCCTTTCTTTATGGAGTGGCTATGAAAATAGCAATCTATAAGCCCGGTGGAAGCATCATGGTATGGGGCGTCATGGCTCAGATGAAGGTCATCGACTCCAGCGAACTTCCGGAATATGTCAAAGATGGCTGGCTTGATCATCCATCAAAGCTGCTGCCCGTGGAAGCAGATGATGTTAAGCCACGCAAAGGCCGCAAGCCTAAGGCGGTAAGCGATGCAGATAAAGACTAAAGGCGATCTGGTCAGGGCTGCGCTTCGTAAGTTGGGCGTGGCATCAGATGCAACCCTTACCGATGTCGAACCTCAGTCTATGCAGGATGCCGTTGATGATCTGGAAGCGATGATGGCGGAGTGGTATCAGGACGGGAAAGGCATCATTACCGGTTATGTATTCTCAGATGATGAGAATCCTCCCGCTGAAGGTGATGATCACGGCCTTCGCTCAAGCGCAGTCAGCGCGGTATTCCACAATCTTGCCTGCCGCATTGCTCCTGATTATGCGCTTGAGGCTACTGCCAAAATTATCGCCACTGCTAAATACGGAAAAGAGCTTCTCTATAAGCAAACCGCCATTTCCAGAGCAAAAAGAGCGCCTTACCCATCACGTATGCCAACTGGCAGTGGAAACAGTTTCGCCAATCTGAACGAATGGCATTATTTCCCCGGAGAACAGAATGCCGATTCAACAACTCCCCATGATGAAGGGAATGGGTAAAGACTTCAAGAACGCCGATTATATCGACTATCTGCCAGTGAATATGCTGGCAACACCCAAAGAAATCCTTAACAGCAGCGGCTATCTCCGCTCATTCCCTGGCATTACCAAACGTTATGATATGAACGGCGTATCGCGTGGAGTTGAGTACAACACCGCTCAGAATGCTGTTTATCGTGTTTGTGGTGGCAAGCTCTACAAAGGAGAAAGCGAAGTTGGTGATGTTGCCGGAAGTGGTCGCGTATCAATGGCACATGGTCGGACATCACAGGCGGTAGGCGTTAATGGCCAACTGGTCGAGTATCGCTATGATGGCACGGTTAAAACCGTCTCAAACTGGCCTGCAGACAGCGGATTCACGCAGTATGAGTTAGGTTCAGTGCGTGACATTACGCGCTTACGTGGGCGTTATGCGTGGTCAAAAGACGGCACTGATTCATGGTTTATCACTGACCTCGAAGATGAATCGCATCCTGACCGCTACAGCGCACAATATCGCGCAGAGTCGCAGCCTGACGGCATCATCGGCATCGGAACATGGAGAGACTTCATCGTCTGCTTTGGTTCGTCAACGATAGAGTATTTCTCCCTGACAGGCGCAACCACCGCTGGCGCTGCGTTGTATGTCGCACAGCCATCGTTGATGGTACAGAAGGGCATTGCCGGAACATACTGTAAAACGCCGTTCGCTGATTCATACGCCTTTATCAGTCATCCGGCTACTGGCGCACCTTCCGTCTACATCATCGGTTCAGGGCAGGCATCGCCAATTGCGACCGCCAGTATTGAGAAAATTATCCGCTCATATACCGCTGAAGAAATGGCGACGGGTGTGATGGAGACTTTGCGCTTCGATTCTCATGAGCTTCTGATTATTCATCTCCCTCGCCATGTTCTGGTTTACGACGCATCGTCCAGCCAGAACGGACCTCAGTGGTGTGTGCTGAAAACCGGGCTTTACGATGATGTATATCGCGGCGTCGACTTCATGTACGAAGGAAACCAGATAACGTGCGGCGACAAATCAGAAGCGGTGGTCGGACAATTGCAATTCGACATCAGCAGCCAGTACGACAAACAACAAGAACACCTACTGTTTACGCCCCTTTTCAAAGCAGATAACGCCAGATGCTTCGACCTTGAGGTTGAATCATCCACTGGTGTTGCTCAATACGCTGACCGCCTGTTCCTGTCTGCAACAACTGACGGCATCAATTACGGTCGTGAACAGATGATTGAGCAGAACGAGCCGTTTGTGTACGACAAGCGCGTTTTATGGAAACGTGTTGGGCGCATTCGTCGATTAATCGGATTCAAACTGCGAGTAATCACCAAATCACCAGTAACACTATCCGGGTGTCAAATTCGTCTGGAGTAAAATATGGCAGACCCGTCACTTAATAATCCTGTCGTGGTTCAGGCTACACGCATTGATGCATCTATTCTCCCTCGCAACATATTCAGTCAGTCTTACCTTCTGTATGTCATAAATCAGGGTACTGATGTTGGCTCCATTGCAGAAAAGGCAAATCAGGCAGGAGGCGGTGCTTATGATGCGCAGGTCAGAAATGATGAGCAGGATTTAATTCTTGATGAGCACGAAAAAAGAATTGCAAAAACAGAAGAGGATATTTCAGGAATAAAAGTAAAGCTTCTTGAAATAGAGAATGATGTTAATGGCCTGAAAATAAAAGTTCAGGATATCGAGGGTAAGGTATCAGAGATAATCGTTGATTATGTTTCACTCAGCAGAACAGGAACTCAAACTCTTTCCTCATCCCTTAGCGTATCAGGAAATTATTCTGTTAACGGTACAAAAGTTGTTGGCGCTCGCCAGACTGGATGGACCGCGGCAACAGGTACGGCGAATAAAGGCGTATTCAATGCTGACCTGACATTCACCGTTAGCGATACTTACACGCAATCTGAAATACAGGCTATAGCCAATGCTCTAATTGCTGAGCGTCGGCGCACTAAGGCTTTGGAAGACACCTTGCGTGCACATGGGTTGATTGATTAATGATTACATTTACTCCAACACGCAACATCGACCTGATAGAAACTGTCGGCAACCATCCTGACATTATTGCCGGGAGCAACAACGGTGACGGATACGACTACAAGCCTGAGTGCCGCTATTTCGAAGTGAACGTACATGGTCAGTTCGGTGGCATCGTGTATTACAACGAGATTCAGCCGCTGACCTTTGACTGCCACGCCATGTACCTGCCTGAGATTCGCGGATTCAGTAAGGAAATAGGACTGGCGTTCTGGCGATACATTCTCACCAATACCACCGTTCAGTGCGTTACATCATTTGCTGCACGCAAATTTCGCCACGGTCAGATGTACTGCGCAATGATTGGCCTTAAGCGTGTGGGAACCATCAAGAAATACTTCAAAGGCGTGGATGACGTGACGTTTTACGCCGCCACACGCGAAGAACTAATCGACTTCCTGAATCACGGGAGATAAACATGTTATATGCATTTACGCTGGGCAGGAAACTGCGCGGTGAGGAACCTCTTTCCCCTGGGAAAGGCGGAAAAGGTGGCGCAGATAAAAGCGCAAAGTATGCAGCAGAAGCGCAAAAGTATGCCGCAGACCTGCAAAACCAGCAGTTCAACACCATCATGAACAACCTGAAGCCGTTTACTCCTCTGGCAGATAAGTATATCGGCAGTCTTGAAGGTTTATCGTCTCTCGAAGGTCAGGGGCAGGCGCTTAATAATTACTATAACTCCCAACAATACCAGGACCTTGCGGGGCAGGCTCGCTATCAGAATCTGGCAGCGGCAGAAGCAACAGGTGGCCTGGGTTCTACAGCGACCAGTAACCAGCTTTCAGCAATCGCCCCAACACTTGGTCAGCAATGGCTGTCAGGTCAGATGAATAACTATCAGAACCTTGCAAATATTGGTCTTGGTGCGCTTCAGGGGCAGGCAAACGCCGGACAGACATATGCCAACAATATGAGCCAGATTTCACAGCAAAGCGCGGCTCTTGCAGCGGCAAATGCCAACAGACCATCAGCTATGCAATCTGCTATTGGCGGAGGTGCGTCTGGTGCGATTGCTGGGGCTGGACTTGCGAAATTAATTGGTTCATCAACTCCGTGGGGTGCTGCCATCGGTGGTGGTATTGGTCTGCTTGGCTCGTTGTTTTAAGGGGTAATCAATGGCTACGTGGCAGCAGGGCATTAATTCTGGTGGTTTTCTGGCTGGCATCGGTACGCAAAATGAGAATGCGCCAAAGGCAAGCGACATTAACGCAACGCTTGGTCTGATTCGCGAAAACAATGAACTGGCTCGCTCAGGTGCAAATAACGTTGGTCTGACCGCGTTACGTGGTCTGGCTGGAGTTGCTGATATTTACAATCAGGAACAGCAACAGAAAGCTATTAGTGCGTTCAATAAGGTTCACGCTGATGCATGGGCTTCTGGTGATCCATCGGGACTATTTAAGTTTGCCCAGGAAAATCCAGCGTTTGTTGCACAGGCACAACAGGCGTTTTCCGGTCTTAATGATCAGCAACGCAACGATATGGGCGATTTAGCCATGAGGGCTAACGTCGCTCTTTCTCAGGGACCGGAAGCCTACAGTAAATTCATTACTGACAACAAGGACAGGTTAAATCGCGTTGGTGCTAATGCTGACTGGATGATTCAGACAGGTATCCAGAATCCAGAGCAGCTATCACACATGCTGACCACTATGACGCTAGGGGCTGTTGGTCCGGATAAAATGCTGGATTATCAGGATAAGATGGTTGGTCGCCAACTTGAGAAAGGGCGATTGGATGAAAGCATCCGTCAGGCTGACATGGAGAACGCGAGAGGATGGGCAAATATCCAAAACGCTCAACTAGACAGGGCTCAGCGGGCACAAATGCATAATGATAACGTAGCCCTGAAGTTGCAGGAATTAGGGATGAAACAACAGGAAAGCGGAAAGATTGACCCAAAACTTGTTCGAGATCTGAATAGTGATATTAATGGGTTCTCAAAGAATTATTCTGCAATGCGCAGTGCTTCTGACAACCTACAAGCCCTTGGGAAGCGCAACACTCCAGCCGCGCAGTTGGGAATGATTTTCAACTATATGAAATCGCTGGATCCGCAATCTGTGGTACGCGAAGGTGAGCAAGTGCAGGTAAAACGCACTGATGGAATATTCGGCACACTTGGTAACTATGTTAGCCAATTATCTAACGGCAAGATGCTGAATAATGAGCAAGTCCAAGACTTAATCAACACCTCAAAACTGATGGCAAATACTGAAGGCGAAAAGTTTAACCAGCAAATGGATGATTATCTTTCAACTTATGGAGATTCTCTCCCCAGCGGACTAACTAAGCAATTGCAATCCAGAAAAGCCAAGCTGTATGAAGATATTCAGCAGCCTGCGCAACAACAGACACAACAAGCAACATCTGGCGGTCAAACATTTCGAGAAGGTATGACCGCGAAAAATCCTAAAACTGGTCAGAAAATTATTTACAGGAACGGACAATGGCAACCAATGTAGGTTTACCAGAGGGTTTTGTTCTGGATGAACAGCCTGATAACTCACAACTTCCTGATGGCTTTGTGCTTGATTCCCAACCAGAACAGCAGCAATCTCCTTTGGTTTCACCAGAGGAAAATTCCAGACAGGAAAATGTTGTTAATAATGCTAACGGCTTCGACCGTTTTATGTATGGCGTTCTCAGTGGATTGATGGATGTTGGTAAAGGTGTTGGTCTATTTCAGGATATGACACCAGAAGAGCAAGCCGCAATTCAGTCTCTACAGCAGAAGTTAGCGGCAAAACCATCAACCGCACAAGATGTTGGTGAGTTCGTTGGACAAGCAGCACCATTTGTTAGTGGTGGTGGGATTATTTCTCAGGTTCCGAAAGGGGCGGCAAGGCTGGCTGCCGCCGCAGGGCTTGGTGCGGTTGAAGGTGGTGTTGTTGCTAACGGAACCGGTGGCAATGTAACTACAGGGGCGGCTATAGGTGCTGCCGCTGGTCCAATTGCTGAATTGGCATCTCCAGTGATTAGCAAAGCAGCCAGTGCGGTTACGAAGAGGTTTAGGCCTCCATTGGCAGAAATGTCTCAGGCATCTGAACTTAGTGGAATGGCGAGGGTTGCAACGAAAGCTACAGATGTGAATCCAATAACAGGAAACAGATCTGGTTTAAATGCTCTCGCGGAAGCTGTTTCACCAGATGATTCTGTGCTACAGGCCGCCCGCAATCTTGGGATGGAGGATGCCTTAACTCCCGGCATGTACTCCAGCAACCCTTCTTACCGCGCGTTTGAAAATGCTTTAGCTGCAACCCCAGGGAATAAACTGTTCCACGCACAGCGAGAGGCCATTAGTAGGCTTGGAGAGCAGGCAGATAAATTTATTAATGATTTTGGTGGGAGCGTTGATAAGGACTTTATCAATCAAAAGGTAAAAAGCTCTTATGAGGAGTTAAGATCAAACCTGAAGCGCCAAGAAGACACTCTATACAATCAAATTAGAGCAAAAATTCCAACAAGAGCTACCGTAGATACCACCCATACCACTAACGCCATTGAGGATATTGCAGATGATGTCGGTGGGCTAGAAAAACTAAAATCGCTATATCCTCAACTGTCAAAGACCTTGGAACAAATAGACCCAAACACCGCCCCGACTTATGGTCTTCTTGATGCAGTTCGACGACAGGTTGGAAGGGCTCTTGGCAGAGAGATGGATAAAGGGCCATATAGCGGCATCGACGCTCGGCACCTTGGAATTATTGAAAGCGCACTGATACAAGATCAGGGAGCCGCTGCTGCCAAATATGGTGCAGAGGATACATGGAATTTAGCTAGAGAGATCGGGAGAAAGAGATTCGCAGTACAGGCAGCCGCTGTTCAAAATCTTGGCAGAGACTTGGATAAAGGAATAGTGCCGCAATTACAGCAAGCTATCGTCGATATGTCTCAAGGAAAGGGCGGTGACTTCCGTCGCCTAGTTTCAAATCTTCCTGATGACATGGTGCAACCAGCTGTTGCCACCGCAATGAATAGGGCTTTCACTACGTTCGCTAAATCTCCCGGGCAGTCACTTGGTGTTCCTGGATTTGTTAAGTGGTATAAAGGGCTATCAAGAAACAAATCAAATATGCAGGCATTGAGCCGGGCAATTGGCTATCCGGCTACGCGTAGGTTGAGAAACATCTATGAGGTGGCTTCTGGCATGCAAAGAGTGGGCAGCGAGAAGGTGTATTCCTCCTCTCAAATTGACCGGATGATGAATCAGTTCGCAGGAGAGAAGGGAATGCTTGGGCGTATATATGGAATAGGAAAAGACGTGGCTAAAGCAGAAGGGCTAACCACAGCCATCGGAGCGCCTGGAGCCGGTACGGCAGGGGTACTCTTTAGCCTCCTCCGTTCTGGTAAAAACTCAAGAATGGCTGCCGCTGATGAATTAATAGCATCTCCGGCTTTTAAAAATCTCTCAAAAAGGATTGCCGCAGGTCACGCCAGCACCCCAGCCTCTAGGAAATCGGTGGATGCTTCAATGCAGAAAGTGAAACCATATAGGGATTGGGTAAATACGCTATCAGCGGACGAGAAGAAAAATCTAGCCCGCGTTGGTATTGTCGCTTTTCTCAGTAGTAACGATTCTTTGCCCACAGAGCAACAAGCAGGGCAACAATAATCCAACCGACTGTTACCATATTAACCTCCCGATAGCCATGGATGGCTATTCTGACATCCTTTTTAATTTATTGTATGACTCTATAGAATCTGTGCACAACTTCATGAACTCTTGAAGTGACATTCCTAGGCGAGAAATTTCCGTATTCAAAAAACGTTCAATAAATTCATCTCCGCCTGGCATCTGGGTTGCTTCTTGAAAAGCAAACATTTGTTTAAATGTTCCACACATACCAGCAACTTTAGCTGTAACTAACATGTCGTTAGCAAATTTCAGATCCTTATCTTGCGATTGTGCAAGACCACTAATTAGAAAACAGAATGCACCTATAACCCATCGCTTCACACCAACCTCCTTAGTTTTGAGCAGGATACCAGATGATAATGTGTAGTTGGAGTAGCGCGGTTGTAATGCAAGCATTTTGTTTTAGTTTTATGCTTGCTTGTATGTGTGTACAGTGTATATAATGCAAGCATACATCACAACAAAGGTGCTTGCGTTATGACTGAAAAGAAAAGTGGCGAAGGGAAAGCTAAGGGCGGGATCGCTCGCGCAAAGTCGCTGACTAAAGAGCAGCGTTCTGAAATAGCAAAGAAAGCAGCTGCTGCAAGATGGAAAAGTAAGATTCTCAGGGCAACTCATCGTGGTAACTTTTTAGATGATTTTGGCATTGATGCTGAATGTTATGTACTGGATGACGAGTCGAAAACTGTCGTTGTTACGAAAACTGGATTGTCTCAGTTGCTAGGGATTGGTGAACATGCCAGGGATTTAGATCAACTGCTTGGCGCTCAGTATATGAGCAAATACCGAGATCTAGAATTGCAGCGAAAAATGGAAAATCCCTATAAATTTCAACTTACTTCGAAGTCTAAAACCGTTCATCAAGCGTTAGGTTATGACATTACAGCAATTGTTGATATTGGTAGGGCACTAATAGAAGCCAAAGATAATGACGATCTACCACAATCACGGTTAAAGGCAGCCGCCGCAGCACAGAGACTTATTAATGCCTCCGCTAAGGCGGGAATTAAGGGGGTTGCGTATGCGCTTGCTGGTTATCGTCCAGAAGTTCAGGCTGTCATTGACGAGTTCAAAGCGTTTGTTCGTGAAGAGGCTCGTCAATATGAAAAGGAATTTCCAGATGAGCTATACGAGGAGTGGTATCGACTGTACGGCCTGAATAGGCCAGAGAAAGGACGGCCTATTCGTTTTGGGCAGCTAACCAACATGCAGATATACACCCCGCTAGCAAAGAGTAAAGGTAAAATCCTTGAACAAATTCGAGCCAGCCGAGACGAGAACGGAAAACAATCTGATAAGTTGCATCTGTTCCTTTCTGAAATTGGTGTCAAGGCTTTGCGTCAGCATATCGGTAAGCTTCTTGGGGTCGCAGCGATGAGTGAGACAAGAGAAGAATACGAAAAAGGAATAGAAAAGGTTTTCGGAAGAATGAAACCAGAAATCTAATTATGAAACCCACCGTCAGGTGGGTTTTTTGTTGGAGATAAAATGGTTAACCAAATCGATCCTTAAAGCGCCTATCGCTGTTGCGTCTCTCCATTTTACTGTTGCAGTACGGACAAAGATGCTGTTTCTTTCCATCGATAGTCCATGTGAAGTACTTTTTCTTAAATCCAGCACCACAGATATCGCAACTTCTTGGTTTAAACATACTGGCTATGAAGACAAGAACAACAAATCCTATGATCCATTCCATATCATGTACCTGTTTTAACTTTATTTTTTGATTTTTAGGGATTAATCAGAAACTTTATCTTGCGATTAAGCAAAGCTACTAGCTAACAAAAGAGTGCGTATACAATCAATCGTTTCACATCAACCTCAACAAGGAGAAATCATGACCATAGAAGAACGCCTGAACAACATTGAGTTGAACCAAACCCTGCTTGACCAGCGACTTTCAGATCTTGAGCTTAAAGATCTTGATGCGCAAATATCAGAAGCAGAAGCCAAGCTCTCCAGCTTAAACCACCGTAAGAAGCAAATCCGCAATAGAATTACTCAGGGACGCGGAAGCTGTTGAGGTGGGATGCTAGGTCTCTATCGTTAAAATCAAGGCTGCTAATCATTTCATTGTAAATGGCGTTCTTATCTTCCATTGGCAGTCTTGAGTAAACCAGGCACAGAGCATATTTCAGGGAGTTTAGCTCCTTCTCTAGCTCTTCTTTGCTTGACGTTGTTGACTTAATAAACTGTTTTTTGTTCATTTTTCATCCTTACCATACATGGTTTTCAGCGTCTCAAGCAGCGCCTCTTTGAATTTATCAGCTTCTTGGTTAGCGAATCCTTCAAGTGAGCGAGGGCCATCAAGATTATCAACATGTTTTTGAAGGATAAGCACAATCTCTGAGTTCATTGATCTGCCGTTTTTATCCGCTTCCTGCTGAATGCGTTTCTTTAAATAGTCTGGAATCCTAATTCCCAAGGGACTGATATCTCTTGCACCTTTCATTTCTCCTCCTGCACGCTGTAGCATTGCTACACAGTGTAGGCAAAAAAATTTTGACTTTAAATAAACACGGTGTAGTATTTAGTTATCACGGTGTAGCAATTGGGAAGGAAATGAAAGTTAGAGATATCGCTCCATTAGGGATTCGTATCCCGCCAGAGATTAAAGAAAAATTGAAGGAAAAGGCTAAGGAGGAGGGCAGGTCTTTAAATTCAGAAATAGTGCAGCGTCTTATTCGCAGCCTAAAAAGTTGAAGCCCCAACTGCGGGAACAGTCAGGGCTTCGGTATCAACAAATCGGATTAGGAAATATTGACATGAAAAGTATAGCAAAGGCACAAAACGATTTCACCATCTTCAAATTCGGCGACAGTGAAATCCGCGTCATCAACAAATGCGGTGAGCCGTGGTTTGTAGCAAAAGATGTTTGTGATGCTTTAACCCTGACTAACTCACGCAAGGCGCTTACTGCACTTGATGACGATGAAAAGGGAGTAACTTTAAGTTACACCCTTGGCGGTGAGCAGAATCTAAGCATTGTTAGCGAATCAGGTATGTATACATTGGTTCTGCGCTGCCGCGATGCTGTCAATAAAGGTTCGGTCCCGCACAAATTCCGCAAGTGGGTAACAGCAGAAGTTCTACCTTCAATTCGCAAACATGGCGAGTATGTGAAAGGCAAGAAAACCACTGTTGAGGAAAGAACGCCGCTACGCGATGCAGTAAACATGCTGGTAGGAAAGAAAGGACTTCGCTATGACGATGCATACAATATGGTTCATCAGCGTTTTGGTATTGACAGCATTGATGAACTTTCAATTGAACAAATCCCGCTGGCCGTAGAGTACATCCACAGGGTAGTGCTTGAAGGTGAGTTCATTGGCAAACAAGAGAAGAAAACCAACGATCTTTCTGCAAAAGAAGCAAACAGCCTTGTATGGTTATGGGATTATGCCAACCGCTCACAGGCGTTATTCCGCGAACTGTATCCTGCAATGAGACAGATTCAATCTAACTATTCAGGAAAGTGCTACGACTACGGCCATGAATTCTCGTACATCATTGGAATAGCGAGAGACGTTTTAATTAATCACACGCGAGATGTTGATATTAATGAACCTGACGGGCCAACGAATCTTTCCGCATGGATGAGACTTAAGGATAAAGAGCTTCCACCTTCATTACATCGCTACTGACAGATAACCAACGCAACGACCCAGCTTCGGCTGGGTTTTTTTATGCCCAAAATTCACCGTAGCCACGCTTAGGTAATGAGCTTGAAGGAGAGACCTACAAAAAAATTGTAGGTCGAAAAGCGAACAAAATAACTTCCGAAAAAGTTGTTTTATCACAAAAAATTCACCGTAGCCATGCTGCGGCAATTCCTTGCATCTGGAGCAAATTAAATGACAGACATCACTGCAAACGTAGTTGTTTCTAACCCTCGTCCAATCTTCACTGAATCCCGTTCGTTTAAAGCTGTTGCTAATGGGAAAATTTACATTGGTCAGATTGATACCGATCCGGTTAATCCTGCCAATCAGATACCCGTATACATTGAAAATGAGGATGGCTCTCACGTCCAGATTACTCAGCCGCTAATTATCAACGCAGCCGGTAAAATCGTATACAACGGCCAACTGGTGAAAATTGTCACCGTTCAGGGTCATAGCATGGCTATCTATGATGCCAATGGTTCTCAGGTTGACTATATTGCTAACGTATTGAAGTACGATCCAGATCAATATTCAATAGAAGCTGATAAAAAATTTAAGTATTCAGTAAAATTATCAGAGTATCCAACATTGCAGGATGCAGCATCTGCTGCGGTTGATGGCCTTCTTATCGATGTTGATTATCATTTTTATAATGGAGAGAAAGTTGATTTTGGTGGTAAGGTTCTGACTATAGAATGTAAAGCTAAGTTTATAGGAGATGGAAATCTTATTTTTACGAAATTAGGCAAAGGTTCCCGCATTGCCGGGGTTTTTATGGAAAGCACTACAACACCATGGGTTATCAAGCCTTGGACGGATGACAATCAGTGGCTAACGGATGCCGCAGCGGTCGTTGCCACTTTAAAACAATCGAAAACCGATGGGTATCAGCCAACCGTAAGCGATTACGTTAAATTCCCAGGAATAGAAACGTTACTCCCACCTAATGCAAAAGGGCAAAACATAACGTCTACGTTAGAAATTAGAGAATGTATAGGGGTCGAAGTTCATCGGGCTAGCGGTCTAATGGCTGGTTTTTTGTTTAGAGGGTGTCACTTCTGCAAGATGGTAGACGCCAATAATCCAAGCGGAGGTAAAGATGGCATTATAACCTTCGAAAACCTTAGCGGCGATTGGGGTAAGGGTAACTATGTCATTGGCGGACGAACCAGCTATGGATCAGTAAGTAGCGCCCAATTTTTACGTAATAATGGTGGCTTTGAACGTGATGGTGGAGTTATTGGGTTTACTTCATATCGCGCTGGGGAGAGTGGTGTTAAAACTTGGCAAGGTACTGTGGGCTCGACAACCTCTCGCAACTATAATCTGCAATTCCGCGACTCGGTCGTTATTTACCCCGTATGGGACGGATTCGATTTAGGTGCTGACACTGACATGAATCCGGAGTTGGACAGGCCTGGGGACTACCCTATAACCCAATACCCACTGCATCAGTTACCCCTAAATCACCTGATTGATAATCTTCTGGTTCGCGGGGCGTTAGGTGTAGGTTTTGGTATGGATGGTAAGGGCATGTATGTGTCTAATATTACCGTAGAAGATTGCGCTGGCTCTGGCGCGTACCTACTCACCCATGAATCAGTATTTACCAATATAGCCATAATTGACACCAATACTAAGGATTTCCAGGCTAATCAGATTTATATATCTGGGGCTTGCCGTGTGAACGGTTTACGTTTAATTGGGATCCGCTCAACCGATGGGCAGGGTCTAACCATAGACGCCCCTAACTCTACCGTAAGCGGTATCACCGGGATGGTAGACCCCTCTAGAATTAATGTTGCTAATTTGGCAGAAGAAGGGTTAGGTAATATCCGCGCTAATAGTTTCGGCTATGATAGCGCAGCGATTAAACTGCGGATTCATAAGTTATCAAAGACCTTAGATAGCGGAGCATTGTACTCCCACATTAACGGGGGGCCCGGTTCTGGCTCAGCGTGGACTCAACTTACTGCTATTTCAGGTAACACACCTGACGCTGTATCATTAAAAGTTAACCACAAAGATTGCAGGGGGGCAGAGATACCATTTGTCCCTGACATCGCGTCAGATGATTTTATAAAGGATTCCTCATGTTTTTTGCCATATTGGGAAAATAATTCTACTTCTTTAAAGGCTTTAGTAAAAAAACCCAATGGAGAATTAGTTAGATTAACCTTAGCAACACTTTAGATATGTAATAAAAATGGGTGTAAACACCCATTTTTATTTTATGGTAAATGTTCTATAGCTAATTAAACCTAACAACTATGGTTTCCCCTACAACACCAATATCGTATACGTTATTACCAGATTTTTTCCACCCATTTTCAAGTTTCACCTCTTTGTCATATAGTCTGTAATTTCTGGAGAACACATTTCTTTGCATTAACACCTCTGACCACATCCAATTATTGTTAATAATGCGTGGTATTAACTCTCTCATTAAAGGATGCTTTATTACTATGTTTTCATTTATTGATGCATACGGTTCTGTGCCAATGAATTTTATATTTTTCTTGTCTCTTCCAAATCCAAGATAATCTATGTCTTGAGATATTCTATTTACAATGCTTTCCTCAAGCTGAAACTGTGCATTTATGGCATTGTAAGCACCATAAGAAAATATTGTTGATATTAAAAGAATAAAAGAAAAATATATTCTTGATATTAACTGCTTATCTTCAAAAGCATAGAATACGCATAGGCAACAAAAAAACATAAAGCCACCCATACCAATCAATACCCTCGGTGCGTATATTGGTGATTTTAGAAAAATCATTGGTCCAATGATGAAAAACATTGATGCTAATAAAATTAAAACTACTAGCAAGAACTTTGTTTTCTTATTTTCATCTCTTTTGATTACTTTTAAAACTATGACTATCAAAGAAATGATTAGCGCAAAGAATAGCGAGTAGTAGATTAAGTAATTATCGCCATTCAAGATCGTGCTAAACATTCTATAAAATGATAAGACGTTAGAAATTATCCCTTCAAATAAACTTGAGTTTATCTCTATAATCTTACTATGTTCGATATTGTAAGAACCTGTTACAAGTCTTTTTGCAATAAAGTAAGAATAGGCAAAATATCCTACTATTAAACCAGCGATAGAAGATGCTGTATTTTTTGTGATATTTGAAATTGAGTTTTTCTTAACCACATCTGAAATTATAAAGGCCAACAAGAATATTGCGTAAGTATTCAGCGCAGCCTGATAAAGACTAAGGAATGCAATGGTTAAAATGGATGATATTATGATATTTATAGGCTTGTATTGATAAGCGACATACGATGAGATAATAGATATTGCCACACTCATGCACATTGTTAATGAATCATATCTATATGATAGATTTTCAATAAAGAATGGGTTTGCCAAAATCATCATAAAACAAAGAGATGCTGTGATGTAGTCATCTCCAAACAGCTTTTCCCTGACGCAGGATAGTGCCAATGCTAAAATAACTATCCCTAGCATTAAAGGTAGCGGAGAAGCATCTATAATTGGGGTTCCAAAATTAATGATATAGAAAATAAAGTCGGAAAGTGGGCGACCATTGCCTGACCAACCCAACCCGCCATATAAAGACCTACCCAAGTCATCAACGAAAAATGATTGATGTGTCAATAAAGGAAATGTATATATAATCGCCAATCCAAGAAAGATTGATATAAATATCCTGTCATTACTATTAAATTTCACTTTTAAAACCCTTACGCTTTAATATGTATTTAGGCCGCTGTTTGGTTTCTATGTAAATTCTACCAATATATTCTCCAAGAATACCTATTCCTATCAATTGAACGCCACCCAGGAAAAGAACAGAAACAAGAAGAGACGGGTAGCCAGGAACATTATTTCCAAATATTAATTTATCAATAATCATCCATGCACCGTAAAGGAATGACATACCTGCAATAAACAATCCAATGTAAGTCCATATGCGGAGCGGAAATGTTGAGAAAGAAGTTATTCCCTCCAGCGCCAGGTTCCATAATTTCCAGCCGTTGAATTTCGAATCACCGGCCACGCGTTCGGCACGGGCATATTTAACAACATCCGTTTTTCCGCCAACCCAACTGAGCACACCCTTCATAAACAAGTTGCGTTCTGGCATTTGTTTGATGTTCTCGACAACCGCACGGCTCATTAACCGAAAGTCGCCAACATTTTCTTCGATTTTTGGATTGCTGATTTTATTGTGCAGCTTATAAAACCACTCAGCTGTCTTACGCTTCAACCTCCCATCAGTTGAGCGGTCTGAGCGCTTAGCCAGCACCATATCCGCGCCAGCCTGCCACTTCTCAATGAGATGAGGGATAACTTCTATCGGATCCTGTAAATCGACATCAATAGGAATGACCGCATCTCCGGTTGCATGGTCGAGACCCGCGAAAAGAGCAGGTTCTTTACCGAAGTTTCGCGTAAACGAAAGCGGAATAACGAGCGGATCAGATGCGGCTATTTTGTTAATTATTGATTCAGTCGCATCTTTACTACCATCATTAATAAAAACGATCTCAATTTCATATTCTTTTAGCTCATTAAACTCACGTACCGTTTTATAGAAAATCGGTATCGTGTCTTCTTCGTTAAAAACTGGAACGACAAGAGAGATTTTCATCTTATATCCCTGAAAACAATGAATCTGGAATAGATAAAGCCGCATACCAGGCTAATTGCCGAGAAAGTGATAAGGGTAATCAATGGTGGCAAGGAACATTGGTCAGCCATCCAGCCAACAACAGCGCTCAGTGTTCCCATGAATCCCACATACATCATGTAGCGAAGCGTGGTGGTGGTGGCATTAAAGGTGAAACGCGCATTGGCATAGAAGCTGAACGATACGGCGATAACAAAACCGGAAAAGTTCGCCAGCGCCTGATGCGTATGCATCCCATACACACAAAAAGCAAATACGCCCCAATGAATAAGCGTGTTAAGAACACCGATCGATGTGTACTTAGCGAATAACTTCAACAT